CACGCTCAGCGAAACCGCCAAGACCTACATCCGCGAGCTGGTGCGGCAGGAGCTTTGGGGCGTGAACTTCGAGGTGTCTAGCAAATACACGGACAAGGGCCTGGCCGTGGAAGCCGAGGGCTTGGCCCTTCTGAACCGCGTGCGCGGGCTTGCCCTGGCCAAGAACACCGAACGGCGCAGCGACGGCCAGATCACGGGCGAAGCCGACACCGTGGACCTGGTGCGCCGCTGCGGCCACGACCTGAAATGCTCGTGGAGCCTGCAGACCTTCCCCGCATTCGTGCGCGACTGCCAAGACTCGCTCTACGAGTGGCAGATGCGTGGCTACATGCGCCTGTGGAATCTGGACCGCTGGGAGGTCAACTACGCAATGGTGGACACGCCCGAGGAGCTGCTGGGCCCTTATGAACCGCAGGAGCTGCACCTGGTCAGCCATCTTCCGGAACATCTTCGGCTGACCACCTGGGCCATCGAGCGCGACCGCACCCTGGAAGCTCAGATGGATATCAAGCTGGAGTTGGCCCGGACCTACTACGCGCAGTGCATCGCGGAATTCGCGGCCACGCACCCGGAGCCGGCGCCTGCAGCCAGCGCCGAGGCATCGCCGCAGCCCGAGCTGATCGGCTTCGACCTGGCCACGCAGCCTGATCTGCATGTCGAGGTGGAGATTGCGCCCATCCCTACGCCGCAGCCCGAACCACCAGCTGCACCCCAGCCGGCAGCGCTGGACCAGCAACAGCTGCAGGAACTTGTTTCCAGCGGCCAGACCTTGAAGCTGGGCCAGATCAATGCCCGCCTGGGCATCTTCGAGGTAAGCGCCATCACAGCCAACGCGGTGGGGGTACAGACCGTCAAAGACCGTGGCGCAGTGCACATGCCGGAAAGCAGCTTCACCGCCTTCTGCAACGGCCTGATCGCGCACATCACCGACGTGCGTGACAGCTACCAAGCCCAGCCATGAGCCTGCGCAGCGTGCTTCTGTGCGCCGCCGGCATGAGCCTGCTGGCCGACAGCACCGGCTTTGCCGGGACTTTCCTGCTCGCGGCGGCGTTTGCGCGCTGACCGCATTTCAACCACGGCCCGCCACCTGCGCGGGCCGCTTCTTTTGCACACGATGTTCAAAGACCTGATCATTTATCGCATCGCCGCCGACTGGCTGCCGGATTTCGCGGCCCTTGAGGAAGCGCTGGGCAAGGCTCCCTTCGCGGAATGCGGCCCAACCCAACAGAACAGCCAGGGCTGGACGCCGCCACGCGGCGAGGAGAACGGCGCCCTGGCCGAAGCCGTAGCCGGCCAGTGGATCCTGCGCTACACGGCCGAAGAAAAGATCCTGCCGGCCAGCGTGGTCGCCCGCAAGGTCGAGCAGAAGGCCAAGGCCATCGAGGACGCCGAAGGACGCAAGCCCGGCAAGAAGGAAAAGAAGGACCTCAAGGACGAGGCCATTCTCGACCTGCTGCCCATGTCGCACACCAGGATCAGCAGCATGTGGGTCTGGATCGATCCGGCCGAGCGGCTGCTGATGCTGGGCACTGGCACTCAGTCCCGAGCGGACGTAGTGGTGAGCATGCTGGTACAGCAGCTGCCCGGCTTCGCGCTGGGCCTGCTGGACACGCAGACCCCGCCGCAGGCAGCCATGGCGCAATGGCTGCTCGACCAGGACGCGCCCGCCGGTTTCACCATCGACCGCTCCTGTGAGCTGCGCGCCATGGACGAATCAAAGGCTGTGGTGCGCTACGGCAGCCACCCTCTGGACATCGGAGAGGTGCGCGAGCACATCAAGCAGGGCAAACGCCCCACCCGCCTCGCACTGACCTACGGCGACCGCGTGAGCTTTGTGCTCAACCAGGCGCTGCAGCTGCGCGGCATCCACATGCTGGACAGCACGACGGACGGCCGCGCCCAAGACGTGGACGCATTCGACGCCGACGTGGCCCTGGCCACGGGCGAGCTGGTCCGCTTGATCCCCGCCCTTGTCAAGGCGCTGGGAGGCGAAGGCCGGCAGGAGCTGGGCCGAGGCCTGGCGCCGCACAACCCGAACGCAGTGACGGGTCCGGCTACCGCGCCGGCCGACACCGCGCCCAACGAATCCCCTTTTTAACCAACCACCAGGAGAAACCGCATGAACACGACAAACAACGACTACCAGGCCCTGCTGCAGCAACGTGCCGAGCTGGAAGCCCAGATCGCGGCCACGCTCAAGACCGAGAAGGCGGCAGCCATCACCCAGGCCCGCACCCTGATCGCTGAATACGGACTGACAGCCGCCGACTTGTTTCCCGTTGCAGGCAAGCCAGCCGCGAGCATGGGCCAGCCGAAGTACCGAGATCCGGCCACGGGCGTGACCTGGACAGGGCGCGGCAAGCCCCCGAACTGGATTCTGGGCAAGGACCGCACGCCGTTCCTGATCACGCCCGCCGCTTGAGAAGCATGAGCGAAGGGGCCGCACGGCTCCTTCCCTGATACCTCCCTTGCCCCCTCAACCAAGCCAGCCATCGCGCTGGCTTCTTTCGTTCTGGAGCCACATGCTCACCCCTCAATTTCTCTTGCCGCTGGCGGCAAAGCTTGTGATCGACCTGTTTGCCGGCGGCGGCGGCGCATCCACCGGCATCGAGCAGGCCATCGGCCGGCCCGTGGACGCGGCCATCAACCACGATGCTGACGCCATCGGCATGCACGAGGTCAACCACCCGCAGACCAGGCACTACCGCGCCGACATCCGCGAGGTGGACCCGCTGGCCGTGACCAAGGGCGAGCTTGTGGGCCTGCTGCACGCATCGCCTGACTGCACGCACCACAGCCAAGCCCTGGGCGGCCAGCCTCGCAGCGCGGAAATCCGCTCTCTTGCCTGGATCGTGATCCGCTGGGCAGGCCAGACACGGCCCGAGGTCATCACGCTGGAGAACGTCGAGCAGATGATGCAGTGGTCCCCGCTGATTGCGAAACGCGATCCCACCACCGGCCGCGCCATTACGCTGGACCGCATCACGGACCCCACCACGGGCAAAGCCACCTTCCGCGTAGCCGACCCCGGCGAAGTGGTGCCGCGCGGCAATCAGTTCCTGGTGCCGGACCCCAAGCACAAGGGCCGCAACTGGCGACATTTCGTGCAGGCCCTGCGCGACCTGGACTACAAGGTGGAGTGGCGCGTGATCTGCAATGCCGACCTGGGTGCGCACAGCACTCGCACTCGGCTGTACCTCATCGCCCGCCGTGATGGACTCCCCATCGTGTGGCCGAAGCAAACCCACGCGAAGAAGGCGAGGCCAGGGCTGCAGGCCCATCGCCCGGCCGCCGAGTGCATCGACTGGCGCATCAAAGGTCAAAGCATCTTCGGCCGCAAGAAAGACCTCGTGCCGGCCACCATGCGGCGCATTGCTCACGGCATCGTGAAGTTCGTGACGGGGAGCGATGACCCGTACATCGTGCCAGGGTCATGCATGGCTTCCGGGGCGCTTGTGCCCGTAACCCACTCCCGGGACATCTCCTACGACCTGCAGAAGCCATTGCGCACGATCACGACGGCGAAGGGCGGCGAGACAGCGCTGATGGCCGCCCATCTCGTCCAGATGGGCTACGGCGAGCGACCGGGCCAGGCGCCGCGCTCGCTGGACCCACGGGGTGCGCTGGGCACCATCACTGCCGGCGGCGGGAAGTTCGCCGCGGCCTCGGCGTACTTGGTGCAGGCCGGCCACGGAGAGGGCCAAGACGGCGGGAAGCGTTGGAGTCACGGCGCCAACGACATCACCGGCCCCATGGGCACCGTGACGGCCAGCGGCGGCGGGCAGAGCTTGGCAGCTGCATTCATGGTGCAGGCAAACGGTGGACACAACGCCACGCCCGCGCTGCCCCTCGGCCGTCCTATGTCCACAGTGACCACCAGCGGCAGCCAGCAGCAGCTGGCCGTGGCCCACCTCTGCACGCTGCGCAAGAACAGCGTCGGCCGGGACGTGCGCGAGCCGGTGTCCACGATCACGGCCGGCGCCGAGCACCATGCGCTGATCCAGTACGAACTTAGTCAAGAGGACGAGGCCGGCGCCCTGCGCTGCGCCGCGTTCCTGATGCGGTATCACGGCGACGGCGGCCAGTGGGCGGACCTGCGCGACCCGATGACCACCATCACCACGCGCGATCGCCTGGCGCTCGTGACCGTGTGGCTCAAGGGCGAGCCCTGGGTGATCGTGGACATCACGCTGCGCATGCTTGTGCCGCGCGAACTCTACAACGCTCAGGACTTCCCCCCTGGCTACGTCATCGACCGGACCGCCTCCGGCAAGCCCCTGACGAAAACAGCCCAGGTCCGCATGGTCGGCAATTCCGTGAGCCCGCTGCCCATGCGGCTCATCGTGGCCGCCAACTACTCGGAGGCCTCGTCCAGCGCAATGCGACGCGCGGCCTGATCTCTGCTTCATCCCAAACCCGGCCCGCTCAGTGCGGGCCGCTTCATTTCTGTATCGACATGTCCAAGACCACACCCCAGAAGCCCTACACCCCTCCCAGCAACTGCTACCAGGGCACGGAGCTGAAACCGCATCCAGGCCTGCCGGCCTCGCGCTTCTATGCATTCACGCTGCCCAGCCGCGTAGGTGGGCATTTGTACTACCCGGCGCCCGCGCGCCGCGTCGAGCCCTTCCCTGCCTAACCTGGAATCCCACCATGACGATGATCAACACCCCCCTGGTGCTGCTGGCACAGCAGTGCGGCGCCACCTTCCACACGCCCGGCCCGATGCGCGCGATTCGCGGCATGGCCTTCACCTTCGACCAGCTGGATGTACTGGCCGAGCGCCTGCGCACCGAGCCCTGCCAGCGCGCCGCAGCACCTGGTGCTGCCGTGAGCGCTTTCCGGGAATACCTGGCCGTCCATCCCGCGCTGCAGCTGGGCGGCCAAGCCATGGACGACATGGCCCTGGAACTGGCCAGGGTCGCCCTGAGCCTCAACGCCACCGAAACTGTGAAGGAGCATGCCCCATGCGCATGATGTGCCCCCATTGCGAACAGCTGGCCTACACCCGGACCAGCATGCAGCTCACCAACACCAGCCGCGAAACCATCTTCGTGTGCAAGAACTTCTATTGCGGCCACGTCTTCTCGGCGGTCACGGAGATCAACCGCACGATCAGCCCCAGCGCCATCCCCAATCCCATGGTCATTCTGGCAATCAGCGACCACCTGAACAGGAAGCTGCTGCAGACGCAGCTCGAAACCATGCCTTCGTCCCATTTCGACGGCCGCCGCCACGAGGCAGCCGCGACATGAGCAGGTCCGACATTGAGGAGGCCATCCACCTGGCCCAGGTCGTATTTGCGTCTGGGCTGCTTGCCCGTGCCATGACAGCGATGCAGGCTGTGCAGCATGCCGCCGAGAAGCCTGAGCACGAGGGCCAAGAAATCACTGTTCCCGCCGCAGCCTGGCGGGCCTTTGCCGACGAGCACGCCAGCGTGCTGCAGCAGATCCAGCTGCAGGGCATCCAGGTCCACGGCCTGGCCCACTGAACAGCCAACCCATCAACCACGCCCCGCCATCGAGCGGGGCGTTTGCATTGCCGAACCGTCGCACGCCCCATGAGTGAAATCGCACTCACCCTCAAGCAGGCCGCCGAGCGGCTGCAGGTTTCCTACGGAACCGTCTTCGAAAGGCGGCACGAGATCGCCTTTCGCCTACCCGGATCGCGCATATGGCGCATCTGGCCATCCGCCCTTGCCGCCCTCAACAAACCTCGCAACAATGTCACCCGGCTATCGTTGCGGAACCAGGATAGTGAATGCCCATCCGCAAAGATCAAACTTCCGGAATCTGGTGGATCGATTTACGCACGCCAAGCGGCGAAAGAGTTAGACGATCTTCTAAAACGACCGAGCGCAAGGCAGCTCAGGAATACCACGACCGCCTGAAAGCGGAGATGTGGCGGCAGGACAAGCTGGGAGAGCAGCCGCAGCGGCTTTTCGAGGAAGCTGCCGTTCAATTCCTGCGCGCCTCTGCCGGACAGAGCGACTACGACACCAAGGTTCGGCACGTCGCGTATTGGCGCACCGTCTTCGGCGGCAGGCCCATCAGCTCTTTGACAAGCGACGTCATCCTTGACAACCTGCCCACGCACTTCGTGCGCCACGGCTCCACTGTGCAGCGGCCCACGTCGCAGAGCACCAAAAATCGGTACATCGCCACCCTGCGGACCTTGCTCAACATGTGCGAGAAGATGCAGTGGCTTGGCCGTGCTCCCATTCTCAGCAACTACCGGGAACCGGCGGTTCGCATTCGATTCCTGACTCGCGAGCAGGCCCGCGCCTTCATCACAGCCTTGTCTCAGGACTGGATGCGGGACATCTGCCGCTTCGCCCTTGCCACGGGCATGCGAAGCGCAGAGATCCTCACGCTGACCTGGGACAAGGTGGATCTCAAGCGATCCACCGCCTGGGTCAGCGCCGATGCGGCCAAATCGGGCTCGGCGCGCGTCGTCCCGCTGAACAGCGAAGCGCTGGACGTGCTGAACGCGCGCCCCAAAGGAGTCAACGTTTTCACGCGGCCTGCTGGGGCGCCAGTGAAGCAGGTCGATGCGCGAATACTTGCCCGGGCCTTCGCCGCAGCCGGTGTCGAGAATTTCCGCTTCCATGACCTGCGGCACACCTGGGCGAGCTGGCATGTCCAATCCGGCACGCCCCTTTTCGTGCTCAAGGAGCTGGGCGGCTGGAAGACGCTGGAGATGGTGAAGAAATATGCCCACCTGGCGCCGGAGCATCTGGCCCAGTACGCAAACGCGGTCATGTTTTGGTCAGAGCAGACCACCGAGGACAAGAAAAAAGCCCCTACGCTTGTGGCGTAAGGGCTTGATTTCATTGGTGTTTAGTTGGTGGGTCCTGCGAGATTCGAACTCGCGACCAACGGATTAAAAGTCCGCTGCTCTACCGACTGAGCTAACGACCCGCAACTGAAAGATAGAATTATGCAGCACTAACCCTACCCTGTCAAGCATCGTCCACTATTTCTTTAAAAACCCTTTCATG